GGGTATTCGCACAAAAAGCAAGGGACCCCAGTTTCCCAGGGTCCCCGTAACGCCTTGGCCACCACGGGCCATGCGCAAAGGCCGGGTCCCAGGGTTGCGCTTCCGTGGAGAGGCGTGGGACCCAATGTGTACAATCTACACCAGTTGACGAACTCCGATACCACCAGCGCACGTCGACGTTCCGCCGATGCTTTCGATCCCCAGCGCCACGATGTCCGGAGTCCCTGCAATGCTGACTCCCGGGTTCAGGGATGGGTTTGTGGTCGCCGTGGACTGTCTGGAGTCCCGGGAAGCATATCCGGCATCTAGGGACGTGCCCCCGGTCATGGTTTCGGCCCCTGTTCCCGTCCACTGTTGGATCGGGGACGTTCCAACGTCTACCCATGCAGGAGTCCCTACAATCGTCGGATTCAGGAGTAGCACCCAGCGATAGTTGGTATTTGCCGCCGTGTTCAGGGTGTAGACCTTCTCGATCAGAAGCTGGCAATCGGAACTATCCGCCGCGATTCGCAACGCCGTCAACAGGCGAATAGCACCCGTGGCACACGATACCAGCACCCCATCGGTGTCCGCAACCGCCGTGATCCCTGTTTTGTTGGATCCCCCTTCCGACGATACGGAACTGCAGATCTGGCACAGGGTACCCGTGCCCCCGGTGCTACGGATCTCGTATCGCACGGGCTGGGTGCCGTTGTGCATGTACACCGATTCCACTAGTCCAGCGTGCTTGAACTCATGGACGTAGACCATCACCGAGTCCACTTCGATGCCGAACCGGACACCACCGACACCAAGCCACTGAAAGTCGATCTGCAGGATTTGGGCCTTCGTCCAATCGACCACCTTGCCACTAGGGCCGCTTCCATTCAGGCGGTCGATGTTCCATGCGCTTTGGGGTACGCGCTGGGTTCCGACGACTCCTCCGGCCTCCGTGCCCTTCGTGATACAGGCGGAAACCACGCCGTCCACGATTTCCAGGTACACGCCGTCATGGATCGCGTGCGGTGCAGCGTAGTTGCCGTGCATCAGTCCGACACGCGCCGTGACTCCCTGGACCACTGGGAAACGGAAGGTACAGAGCAGGAGGGCCGATTTCCCCGGTTGGTAGTTCCACCGCTGGCGAGTCTGTCGGACCGCGTATGCATTGTTGGCGGTCACAGTCATCTGGACGCAAGAATCCACTTCGACATGGGTACTCGACGCATTGGCACTGACTACCTCGTCCCAGAGTTCCGGGAGCTTGGAGTACGACAGCTTGGAGTCGAACAGGGTGTCCAAGTTGGCAACACGGATGCGGCCAAAGGCGTCGAAGAGCGGGGAACTACGGTCCAGCTTGTTCGAGGGGCTGGACGGGGACCATGCAGCGCGGACTAGGTCATTCATATGGGCTTCCATTGTTGGCGGGGGCCCCTGTAATCTACTCCCTAGTCCAGTGAAAAATATTGCTTACTACCCTTGACTTCCTAGGATCCACGTTGTAATTTCATGTCTGTGGCTACCTGAAAAGGGTAGTTCCCGAGAATCGCAGGGGCGCTCGGGACCTTTGCACGGCGAAGGGGTGGCTCCGTACTAGGAAACAGCAATCTCCTAGGGCGGTGGACTTCGGAAACTGGCAATAGGATACGAACCTGGAGGGCATCTGGAGACAGGTGCTACGGAATCGTGCTGCAGGTTCATCTGTAGCCAGAGGCGATAGGGGTGCAAGACTCTCTTACCGCTTAATCCGGGCCTCCAGGGGCGTAGCCTTTGTCCAGCTCCAAAGTTCACCCCCTAGGAATAAGCTGCATAGGTATCCTTGTTTTCCTTGTTCTGTAGCTTCATGGGGATGTTCTGCCCGGGAAACACGGGAAACCGGGAAGGGAGCCCCGGAAGACAGGACTGGCCGGGAACTAGGGGTGGAATGATGGGAAAATGGCCGATTTTTGGCGACTTTTTTGACCAGAAACACTCCGGAACCCCGTCGTTTGTGCGGCGGGTACGTCGGAGTGCGGGTGATCGGTGCTTCCCAAGGTAAACCCCGGGCCGTCTGAATCCCACGGCATCACGGATAGGAGAATGCCGATGGTAACCCCTTAGAGAACAAATGTACATTATGTACACCAAATAAACAAGGGGATAGGATGCAACAGATCATCGCATACGCCGACGGCTCCTGTCTAAGCAACCCCGGAGGCCGTTCGGCAAGTGCCGCCGTGCTCATCTACCCCGATGGCCGCATAGAGCACCACGTCCAAGGCTACATGTCGTCTACCAACAACAGAGCAGAACTCCTATCGGCAATCGCCGCTATGGAGGCCCTAGAAGCCTCCGGAACCGTCGGACGCCTACTTATCCGTTCCGACTCCAGATACGTGACTGTAGGCCTCCAAAAGCACCTTTCCGGAGGTCACAGCCTTCCCACGGCGAATAAGGACCTCTGGCTCCGTGCTCTAAAGGCCGCTAGAGCCCTTCCAGAGGTCCGGACGGAATGGGTCCGTGGCCACAACGGAAACCCGGGGAACGAGCTGGCCGATCAACTAGCCGGGAACGCCGCGACCCATGGCCCCTGGATCAAGGACGACCAGACGATCCCAGAAGCCTCTGAAGATTTATTCTCCATGGCCCCTTGACATTTCCGGGAATAGATGCGATATTTGGTTCATGGTTCCCGGATGTCCTGGGGATCGGAACAAAGGGAATACGATGCTCGAAGAGACTTTCACCAAGTGCAACGAGATTCTTTCCACGGAATTGAAGTGGTTCCATTTCCACCAGAACAACAGCGGCGGATACTTCGTACGCGATGAAAACGTGGATGAGGATGTCTACATCCAGGCCCTGAATGCCGAGGAGGCCATCGAGAAGGCCGAATCATTCATGGACAACAGCGATTCGTGTCCGTGTTGCGGGGATCGCTGGCATTTCTGGGTGGAGGACAGTGACGGTACTTCCGAGCCGCTGAAGTACGGGGAGCCCATCGCCAACAAGCCGCAGTTCGAGATGGCTTCTAGGTACATTCTGCACTTCGCCGATGGAAGGATCGAAAAGGTGTCCGGACCATCTAAGGACTGCCTCGCATGAGCACCAAGACCCCCACCGGCTACAGGCCCTCCACCTTGGACGAGGTCCAGGTGTCCCGGAAGGCCGGGCACCACGATTGCGACTCCTGTGCCCAGCCCAAGAACCCGGACGGCATCACCAATCGAGGAGGAGTCAATCTGTGCATGGTCAATTCCCCCGGAGGCTGTGAAGAGTTCGACGGCTTCTTCGTCAAGGACCCCGCATGAACCACCTAGGCCTTCCCCACCCCCTGATCCTCCAATATCTCCCGGATCGGCTCCTCCGATCCGTCCACCTCCTCGTCTGCAACCTCCGAGGCCGTCAGTGGGGATCCCAGAAGCCCCGGCTCCTGTTTGTCTCCCGGAACTCCTGGGACCACCTCGTCGCCTATCATTCCCGGGTCCTGTTCGCCCTCCGCTCCCGTGGCTTCCATCCATCCCCACGGTGGAAGGATCCCAGCTTCCGAGGTCTCAAGGTGGAACCCTGGCCCTCGGACATGGCTTCCAGCCTCCCCAGCACCTTGGAGTACCCGGAACACCGCCCAGACGCCTACACGGCCTCCCTGGCCTATCTGCGCCGCCGTATGCGCTTCGGCACCTGGACGGACATGGACCGTGTCAGAGCCGAACTTGCCCCGGAGGCCGTGGGATGAAGAAACCCCTAATCCTCCTCTTCGCCCTCCTGCTCACCGGATGCATCACCGACCCCTCCACCGGGGAAGACTTGTCCCAGAGCATGATGCAGCACTCTTCCAGTGGCGGTGGCCCCCTCGTCAATTCCACCTGCACCATCTACGGCATGGACCAATCCACCATGGTCCCCACAGACTCCGGAACTACCTGCCCCTACTCAGACCACGGATCCTACGCGCCCCTGATCACCAAGGTCCAATGGTCCGGCTCCTGCAACGTCCGCTCCTGGCGTGACGTGGACGGCGGAGTCTACGGCCTCAAGTACCCCTACGGCTGTTACCGCAAGGCCCCAGAAAACCCCGTGAAGCTGGTCCCAGACCCCTAGTTTCCTGGCCCTTTGGGTTTTTGCGTTTTTGCCGCCATAAAATCCATTATTATTATGGCATGGCTATAACCCCCAAAAACCTAAAAACCCCAAGCTCCCAATAATGGCCCGGCCCAAGGGATCCAAGGACAAGAAGCCCAGGAAGCCACGTTCCCGGAAGCAAGAAGATGCCACTCCCCCCAGAGTAGGGGCAGACAGCGCCGTCCCGTTCCGGAAGCCAAAGAACCCGAACAAGCCCGTTGTCTCCAACATCGCCCCGCTCCCTACAAGGCCCCTGCTTCCGCTTCCCAACGTCCTAGGAATCACAGAGATCCCCAGGGCTCCCAGGGGACCAGGGCACCCAAAGGTCCACACCCCGGAGCTAGAGAATGAGATCCTGTCTCGATTCGTCACAGGGGAAAGTCTCCGCATGATCTGTGCGGAAGAGGGGATGCCAGCCATTGACACCGTGTGGCGTTGGCGTTGGAGCATCCCCGGTTTCTCGGAACGCTATGCCCTTGCCAGGGCTCAGAGGGCCGATGTCCAGGCCATGATGATCGAGGAGCTAGCCGACGAAAAACCCATGACCTATGTGGACGAGAAGGGGCAAGAGCGCATTGATCCAGCTTGGGCAAGCGTCCAGAAGCTCCGGATCGACAGCCGCAAGTGGATTGCCTCCAAGCTGGTCCCCAGGACCTTTGGCGACCACATCACAGTGGACGGGGAACAGAAGGTCACCCATACCATTGATCCCGAGACACAGGGCCTCCTAGCCGCCAGGGAACGTGCTCTCCAGCGGTGGAAGGCCCAAGGCCACATCGGGACCCAGGCACCCATCGAAGTGAATGCCGAGGTTTCCAATGGTTAGAGCCGGGGACCTTCCGAGTCCCCAGTACCCGGAATGGACGGAATCCCAGATTGAACTCATCTGGGACGATCCGGCCCTCCTGGGCTTCTACATCGGCAAGGACCTTCTGGTCACCCACTACGGGGACCTAAGCCCCCGGCATCTGGGGAAGGACATAGAGCCCGGCCTCCATTCCGAGTGGATCAAGCATCTATGGCTTCCGTCCATCGAGAACCGGGATTCCGCACTCATGGCGCACCGTGGCTCCTTCAAGACCACGGACCTTTCCGAAGTGGGAGTCATCTGGAACTGGACCCTCAAGCCCTGGAACCACCAGGACGACCGTGTCATGTTGGCCCGTGGCACCTTCACAGCGGCATCAAGCTCCATGGAGACCATTGCAAGGAACATGAAGCACCCGTGCATTGTGTCCTTGTTCGAGACCTTGTATGGGCCCGGATGCACGGAAACAGTGTACGCCCGGGAAAAGGAGATCCTGTACAAGTTCAAGCGGACGAACACCAAGGAAGGATCCATCACCGCCTGGGGCATTCTCCAAGACTTCACGGGTTTCCACTGCGACCGGGTTCTAGGTGACGACTTCGTGACCCGTGAATCCCAGTATTCCGCCGTCACCAGGGCCAAGACCAATGCCGCCGTCAACGAGATCCAGACGAACATTGTGGATAAGACCGGCTCCTGCCACTGGATCGGGACTCCATGGCACAAGGAAGACGCTTGGACCTGTATTCCGGATCCCATCAAGTACGCCCACAGGGCATGGACCACGGAAACCGGAGAACTGATCCGGGGAACCAATCTCCTGACGGATGCCGAGTACGACAATGCCATCTGGGGAACCCGCAAGGACGGCAAGCGGTACCGCAAGATCTCCGTGTCCCAGGAAGCCGCCAACTACAAGCTGGATCCCAACGTCGCGGACGAAGGGGCCATGTTCGCCAACCTTGCGGCCATGGAGCCATGGAAGATGGGCGTCCGGACGGCTCCAGTCTATGCCCATTTGGATGCAGCATTCGAGGGCAAGGACTGGACGGCCTTGACCCTGTTCCAATTGCTCCCAGACAACCGGATCCAGTGGACGGCATTCACATGGCCGGACCATGTGGATAAGGTCAAGATGCAGATCGTAGAGAAGTGCAAGCTCTACCGGGTTTCCGAGTTCACAGCCGAACGAAATGCGGACAAGGGCTACGTGCTCCAGATGTTCATGAAGTTGTTCAAGGAGGCCGGTCTGGCCATACGGATCCGTCGGGATCCCAACAACAAGGACCTCCTGGGCTACCACGAGACCCAGAACAAGCACGTCAAGATTACCACCTTCCTCCTGGAGTTCTGGTCCCGCTTGGTCACGGATACCGACATCCAGGACGAGGCTTTGACCATGGTCACCGGGTACAAGGAAGGTGAGGAACCAGACGATCCCCCCGACTCTTTGTCCTCTGGTCTGAGGGAGTTCTACAGCACCAAGCCCGGGAAGCAAAAGTCCAGCCTATCGTTCTTCCTGCCTTCCAAGCCCTAGGAAGCTATTTTCCCAAAAAACCCAAAGGGGACCCATGAGCACAGAATACGGACGACGGCCCCAGACGGGCACCAAGATCATCCAAGCCGCCCCTCTGGTCCAGCGTGCTGACTCCCTGGCCAATGCCCTTTCAGGCTTTGGGGGCTACCAGGACCGCACGGGCCACAACTACTACGGCCACCAGTGCATGCGGCTGGATTCCGAACTCACGGACATCTATTCCTCCGGTGGCCTTGGCCGCAAGATCGTCTCCTGCCGCCCTGCCGACATGATCCGGTCCTGGATCACCTTCCCCAAGGACACAGACGGCAAGCTGCTCAAGGCCCTTGACACCTTGGACGTCCGGACACACTTGTACAATCTGCTCATGCAGACGGAACTGTACCGTGGTGCCATCATGGTCCTAGGTGGCCTGGACAACTCCCTGACCTTGGATGCCCCGCTTCCCAAGAACGCCAAGAACCCGATTTCCTTCATCAAGGTCTACGGGGCACCCTTGGTCCTGAACACCGAGATCGAGCTATCCCAGAATCCCCAATCCCCATACTTCGATGACTTCGAGGTCTTCCGGATCCAGAGGCGCTGGCAGGTCCAGGGGCAGGGGAACGAGATCAAGGCCCATCAATCCCGGTGCATTGTGTCCAAGGGCATCCCGTTGCCTCAGGACGCTACCACGTCCCAGCAGTTCACCTACCTCTACTGGGGCATCTCCAGGCTCCAGGCAGTCTTTGACCAGATGGCCAACAGCGAATCGGCCCAGAAGGCATTCGCCAACCTGATCCACGAAGCGACTATCGCCGTCTCCAAAATCCCGGGGCTCGAGCAGATCCTGGCCAATGCCGATGATGCCAAGGCGACCATGCAAGCGGTCATGGACACCATCGCCCGGGCCAAGAGCGTCCTGAACATGATCCTCCTGCCCGAAGGGGGCGAGTTCTCCAGGGATTCTCTGGCCATGAGCGGATGGCGGGATGTGGCCATGGTCTTCCGTGAGGAACTGGCCGCAGTGGCAGAGATCCCCATTCCCCGGCTCTACGGGATCCCGTCCTCTGGCCTTGGGGGCGGGGGCTCAGACGAAGAGGCGGCCAAGGTCTACAACTCCCAGATCCAGGCGGAACAGGAGATCAAGCTCCGGCCCATCATTGCCCGGCTGGTGCGCCATGTGGCCCCGACCGTGGACATGGATCCAGAGGAGCCGTTCGTCTTCAACCCCCTGGAGATCCCGTCCGACAAGGAGATTGCGGAGACTCGGAAGATCGTGGCCGAAACCGATAAGCTCTACGTGGACATGGGAGCACTGGACGCCGTGCAGGAGGTCCGGGAATCTAGGTTCGCCGGGGACACGTATTCCATGGAAACCAAGCTCGATCCCACCCTGGACATGGAAGCCGAAGCGGATGCGGAGATCGCGGCACAGGAAGCCCTTGTAGCCGCACAGCTCAAGGCTTCCCAGGGTGCCAAGCCCATTCCTGCGCCAAAGGTGCCAGCACCCAAGCCCAAGGCCCCTGTCAAGTGAGCAAGGGCAAGGAAACCAAGGACCAATGGCGAGACGACACCAAGCAGGTCCCGGTGGACAAGAAGGCCCCCATGCCGCCCCGGGATCCTGAAACAGGTGCATACAGGGAGGGATAGTCCATGGACGAAATGTTCCGCGCCCTTCTGGTCCAGCACCGGAGACAGGAGATCATCAGGACCAAGGGACGCCCCAAGATCCCCGTGTTCCCCATGCCCATGTTCCCGAAGCTCGCGGAACTCCGATACGCCGCATGGCTCCAGAAGCTCCTGGCCCCCATGGCGACCATTTCCAAGCAGTGGGCACGGAACGAGTATCCCAAGGCCCTGGAAGCCTATCGCCGGGATTCCGAGGACTATCATGCAGACGAGGACTCCCATTCCTTGGTCCTCAGTCTCACGGATGCCCTACGGAACAATCAGGAATCCATGGACCTGGACTCTGGAGCGTCCAGCATTCCGGCCACCTCGGAAACCGTGAATGCATGGGTCGCCAAGCGGTTTGCCATGGAGCGGAAGATCCTTTTGGGCAGTGTCTACGAGGTCTCAGAGCCGTGGGTCCAGAGTGCCCTGAACGAGTGGATCGAGACCAACCGGAAGCTGGTGAAGTCCCTGACCGGGGAACACTTGGCCCGCATGGAGGCCATGGCCCTGGACGCCGTGCAGACTGGCAAGCGTCCGGAGCAATTGACCCTGGACATCCTCAAGGCCAACAAGCAGCTATCCGTCACCAGGGCCAAACTGATCGCCCGGGACCA